GTATTGTTTTCAAGAGCAATATCGAGAGTCTTCGGAGAAACAACATTCATCCCTAATGCGGTTTGAAGGTTTCCACCAAACTCGATAACGGTTACGTCATACAATGAAGTAGACACAGTATCAACGTTAGCCTTCACACCTGCTTCACCGAATGAACGGTATACGTAGTTGTCAGCTTGCAGTTCTTTCTCAAGTTTTGCAATTTGTTGATATGATCCAATACCCGGATAAGCTTTCACGCTGTCAGTAACTTCAGCCGCAGCCCCGTCACCAAAGTCGATAGTAGTTTTCCATGTAGTAGGTTCTGGGTTCCAGAATCCAGCTTGGAAATAACGATCAACACCTGAAATCTTAATACCGTAGTTACCTTCACTTGCTACTACTACAACTCTAATTACCGTATCGGCAACTGTTGCAGATGCTCCTTGGAACTCATGGTCCAGAGTCAGAACATCATTAGTAGCATCAATGGCAGTAATCTTGTAAACAGGATTAGTAGTTCCTACTGCGACAGCAATCAAGTCACCTACTACAAGAGCAGAGTTCGTTGTTGCATCATCAGCGTCGTCAACACTAACATATTTACTTCCATTAACAAATTCAAGAGGTCCGAGAGCAGTCGGTGCAGCAGTTTGTGCTCCACTGTTAATTCTTTCAAACAGTAAATCTTGCTCAGGTTCACGGCTATAATTCTTAACCAGACTTGCTTGAAGTCCAAGAGCGATAGCAGATTGAGATGTACTTGAAGCAGACTTGTAAAAGCCTTCTTTAATTTTTTGTTGCATGAATCCCATGATAGTCCATCCTAGAACATACAATCTTACAGTGAAGATGTTACTCACTGTGGTATCAAGAGCACCAGAAGTACCGTTGTATCCAACATAATCAACTTGCTGAACTTCAGCAGATTGCTTATTTAAGTTGTAATTAGCAACTTTTCCTTGTTCCACGATATCAGAGTGGATAAGTACGTTACCACTACGCTGAATCAGCTTGAAAGCGGGAACGATAGTAGGAAGAGATGCTGCATCAAATACAACATTTTTCAGGTCTGTTACTACCACTTCACCATCTACAAGGTCAGCTACTTTTTCAATAGTGTTACCTTCTAATGATGCTGTTGGAGTTTGATCTCCTGCAATTAGTAATTGCGTTACATTTTTAATTGTTTCCATTGTGTAGAAATATTAAGTTAAAAAATCTATTGTTGTTCTTTAGCAGAACTTAATTGAAATCCTTTTTCATCTTGAATAGCAGCGTAAGCTAACTTAACTGCTCGATCAACGATTTCCCGATGTGTTATTTTATTGAGTTCACAATCTTGGTCAGCAGCCGTGAATCCACTTAATGCTACTCCGTCAATTGATTCTCCTGCTACATAGTTCGCATCCTTTACAATGATAGGAACTGGTTTCCTGTAATAATGTATTTGTACGTTTGTCAGAACCTCGTTAGATTCAATGACATATGCTACTTTACTCTTCCATCCTGAATCATCCTCTCCGTAATCCAACCTCCACACTAAATCATGAGAGAGTTTCTTATGAGGGTTCTTGACGTTCAAATGATAATAATCATCGTCTATCGGTTTAACCCTAACATCTGTAAACACCTGACCTGTATAAAAATGGTCACTCGTCGGTGTAAGGGTTGCTCTCTCATTAACAATACCAAATGCCGTTTCCGGTAAATCTGCCCAAAATGAGTTGGTATACGGACCTGCTGTAAAGGTAGTTAATTCTCCTTTAGTTTTCAACACATCAAGAAATCTTTTATTGATCTCGTTGTACGAACTACCTTTTCGTGATCCGAGTACAAGTTCTTCTTGAGCTTGTGTCAAGAATGTTGATTTCTCTCTTGGTTCGATACCGGGAGCGTCGAAGTTGGTTATAAAATCATAACCAACGTCGAACTCATATCCCATTTCTGTTGCTGTCATTATTTAGCTAATTCTATTTGATTTTTCAGTGTCAAATATTCATCTTGATGCCTGTCGTCTTTAAACCATTGAATCGCTTGATGTAACCCTGTTCCAACTGGAATCCCGTCAACTGTTTCGATCTTATTACTACCGACCATTTTCAGTGCTCCAATTTTCAAACCTCTATGTACTAGAAGCTTGTATTCATAGTTACTAGCATCATCAATAATTTTAACGAATCCTTCAAGGTCTCTATCAACTACATCTTGAATTTCTGAAACAAAAGTACCCTTGTTCCAATCTTCAGATGGACGCTTACTCTTAGCGGTTTCCAAGTAATAAACTGTTAAGAAGTCGAACATCTCTTCTTCTGAACTATTGATCTTACTCAGATACTTATAGACTTTCTGCATCTTATCAGCACGTTGAACCTTATCTTGGTTCTGCTGACCTTCATGTACCAGTGCAATCCTGAAAGTTCCACTGTCTAACCTAGTTGCCCAATCTGGTGATACTAGACCTCCATCAGGAGCAGTGTTCGTCATTAGAACTTTATATTGTAGGTACTGTATTGGATCATTCAAATCGAGCGATAAAAGAATGGTTTTGTCATTTACGATTTCATCACTCTTTCTAATTGCTACCCTGAAGTCTGTCCAATAATTGTCTTTCTTCTTATATGGATTAAGATCACCTTTTTCCATGTCAAGACCTGCATCGTTTTCAAAGTACGTTTGTTCCTCTTTTGTAAGAGGGTTTTTCAACCTTCCTGTCTTCCTGTCAAGAGGAACTTGAATCCCAAGGACAGTATGATCATACATGAAGGAACCACTATGCCCATCGGGAAGCCATCTTCCTGCTCGGAGGATGGGCTTCACGTGGACTTGTGTGTTTGGTAAAGTAAATGCTACCTTACCTACTTTAACTTCTTCTTTAACTTCTTCTTTATTCTTAGCCATTTTCTTCTTCTTTTAAATGTTAATTAAAGTATAATTGGTTTATATGTCGCAGTCCTTGTAGGATCATAAACAATCGCACCACCTGTATAGGCTCTATGCTCAGTCCATGCATCTTTAGGATTACTCATCATACGGTTCGCTTGTCCGATTGTGAAAGGATCACGTAGACCAGCTTCATAACCACGGATGTCACCGAATTTAGCAAGAGCTACTTTCTGAACGTTTGGACGACCATCGCTAGTACCCATGTTCATAATGTCGTATACACGACTCTCAGCAAGTCCTTGTCCACCCGGATAGTAAATTTTGTTCCTTGCGAAATCGTCTTTCAGTGCATCATGTACAATGTTCACCTTGATTCCGTTTGGTCCAATATACTCTAAGAATTGACCTCTGAATCCCATTGCGTTTCCACCAGCAGAATAAATTCTATGGTTGTCACGTGCAGGAGTATAAAGAGTTGTGTAATTCTCAAGAGCCTCGTGGAATTGATACATTCCCCACTCACCAGTAAGAACAGTTACTTCACGTTGTCCCATTACAACCTTACCTACGGTCATGTCAAGAAGCATCTCAGTAAATTTCTTAATGTCGAAAGAGTTATATGTATTATAGTTGGCAGCTTCCATTTGTTGCTTGATACCCGCACCCATTTGGATTACTCTACCTGATTTACCTTTTTGCACGTATTTACCTTCAGCAGTCTTGTTAGACGTAGCATATACAAGCATATGGTTAATCTCATCCTGATACTGCATTTCCAGCTCGTATGAACGGTAGTCCATCCAAGTAGTCATGAGTTTCTTCGTCATAGGATCAATCCAAGAGAACTTAACTGGTCTTTCGATCATGTTACCCGGAATTGTATCTTCCATACGAATCATTGTAAAAGCGTTCATCATCTTATACGGGAACGTATAGTGAACACCTCCACCTTTAACTGACAGTTCTTTCTCAACAGGTGAGAAGTCTTTACTGAAACGTTTTCCAGCAACCAGTTCTTCGTAAGGTACAAATAAAGCAGGATCACCTGTTAACAGGCGTACTCTGTATCTCCATAGTCCACCTACGTTTGAAGGGTCTTCAAGGACCTGAATAGGATAAACTTCGTTACGCTCACCAACAATCACGTTGACATCAGTGAAATACGCTTCGTGGAAATATAGATAAAATTCAGCATAGTTAAGACCAGCTTTGTCGGCAGCCGTAGCTGTTGTTCCGATAGTGATCTCAGCTTTTGCTAGAGGGACGTTTTTCTTACCGTTAGTGGTAATGTCCCATGTGAAATCGTCGTCAGTTGCGAACGTCTTAGTTGGAAACTGATTTAGATAAGCATTAACGGTTGCACCAAGATTCGCTTGATGAATCATAGTTGCAACTTTAGACGCTTGTTGAGGCTCGATACCGAATCTATGACCCAAGTGAGACTTGGTTACTAGACCTGTTATGTCCTCTGATTCATAAAGTTGAAATGGTGAAATTCTCATGTTATTGTTCCTTTAAAAGGGTTGATATTAATTGTTACTATATTTATTTAAATTCTTGCAAAAGCTTTGTCAAAGTCATCTAGTTCATCATTGTTTGTCTGAACTGGTTTAGGTTTACCTGAAACTTGTCTCTCGTTACTCTCAAAGATGTTTCTCATCTGATCAACTGTTTCATTTTTTGTTTTCTTTGCTATCTTGCTGAAATCAGGTTTCATATGTCCATTCTCGTCAATGTTAAAAAGTCCGAGTTGATGGTAATAATGAATCATCATTTCAAAAGCATCAGGGTTTTTAGCCCTAGTAGCTGACACAGGATTAAGCGGATTTCCGTTTGCATCCTTTGCAACTGGTTCTGTCATTGACTTCATGATCTTGTCACGAGTTGGTTTCGTCAGTTTGATACCGGGAATAATCTCAGGGGTAGTATCTACAAGTTGCTTCATTTTTGCAACACCTTGTCTGACTCTATCCTTACGAGCACTTTCATCGGCAGCAGCACCTTCCTCCATACTTGTTATCTCAGTCTCGAACTTCTTCGGTAGAAGAGGAAGAATCTTTTCAGCTTTAGCTTCCAGATTTTCCAGAGCTTTATAACCTTCGATTTCTTCAGCGATATCTTCTTTGTTATAACCTCTTAGTTCAAGTCCTTTGGTAACAATCTCTATTTGAAGCTTCTCGTTCTCCTTAACGTCTTCGGCTTTAACCTTGGACCATTTGTTGAACTCGTGCTTGGCTTTCCCGTATGCGTCTACAGGAACACCTTTTTCTTTAGCTTCATAGAGTGCCCGATCATCGTCAGTTATCGACTCTTTGAAATCATTAACACCATTCTTGACCATTTCCTGCATGGATACAGCCGAGAGTTCTCTAAGTGCTAAGGCTTCGTTTCCTTCATTCCTCTCTACCAGTACTTTCCAATCTTCGTCAGTAAAGTCAAGGAAAACTCCCTCATTGGCTCTGTCTTTGGCGAAGGCTAAGTACTGTGAAGAAGAAGGAGAAGAGTCGCCCTTTTCGGAACCTGAAGGGGTCTTTTTCTTTTCTGTGCTTTCAGTTTTTTCAATGATCGTCCCATCCTCTTCGGTGCTGTTTGCACCAGCGTCGATGGTCGCTTGGAGAGCTTCGTCAATATTGATTGTACCGTCATCATCTTCTGTAAAAGCTGCTGTTACATCTTCAACTTTCTTATCTTCAACTTTCGGTACTACCGCATCTACTGCGGGTACTGTTTCTGAAATGTCGATTAAACCGTCTCCAAGGTTCATATCGAATAATCCATCCTTCTTTTCATTAGCCATTGTTCTCTTCTTTTTTTGTAAAGTTAATATTACTTATAATCTAATACTAATTATTAGATGTGTGTTTATGTTTCCTATAGCGTTAAGTCTTCTTCGCCACTGGTCTCTGTACTGCTTTTTTGCGATCAGTGATCTCAGTCTGCTTATTGTGACGAGCTTTTTCATTCAAGTCTTTGTTCTTCAGCTCGTAATCTTTCGCTACTTTATCCTGATCTAATCTAAGTTTGTCGAGATTTAATAAATGTTGTCTGATAGCTTCTTCATCTCCACCATCTTCTTTACCAATCTCAGCAACAGTAATCTTAGTTTCAGACTCAAGAACTTTCTCCTTGAACCTTTGTGCTCTTTCTTCCTGCTTATCTTGCAGACCGAGTTGAGCTTGTTGCTGCTGTACTTGCAGTGCTTGTTGTTGTTGCTCTGCTGCTGCTTGTTCAGATTTCTGTTCGTATTGTTCAATCTTACGTCTCATCGAACTCATCGAGTCAGATAGGTAGATGTCCATTAAACCAGAGAAGTTCAGCTTATCGTTCTGTAATCCTGCCTGAGCGAGTTGTTTCATTGCTCCAACCAGTTCAGCATCTTGAGCTGAATTACTAATCATGATTCCATAATCAGCTTCGTTGAACATTTCACCATCAATTTCTGTAATGGTTGAACTCATCTCATCAGAGATATACTGTAGCTTCTCGTGTTTCTTGTTTCTCCAAGCATACTTTGCAGTCTCTAATAGAACTGCCAGAACACGCATCTTGGTGTTGTCATGCATCATAAACCACTTCTCAGTAATATGAGAAGACTGAGTAACAGCACGTTCGATACCTCCTACAGTTTCACGGTTCTCAACCTGACCCTGACGTTGCTGATTTACACCTGCAATTTCACCAAGCTCACGCTTGATAAAGTCAAGCATCATCACATGCTGTTGAATATAGCTACCCATCTCAAGGTCAAGTACCTTGGAGTTCTGGTTCATCTGACCAGCAAGTTTTCCTTGAGAAGCACCTTTATTACTTTCTTTGAACGGGTCTTCGATTGCCCATCCCATGATCTCTGCATAATACATCCACTTATCCATCTCCCATCCTTCGGGGACACGAGACATATCCATGACGGAGATTTTACCCTTACTCTTTGCAAAGGCTAGTTCCGTTCGGTACATGAACACATTATATAGGTATTGGTACGGCTTCATTCTGTCCATTAGTGAACGAGACTGAGACGTATTAGTATTGAATAAAGTTCCAACATAACCTGATCCACCTGTAGACTTGTTACCCATGCTACGGAATTGGATTGGTCGTGGTCCCCACTTAACATAAATATCTTCTGCAATACGAGTACCTTCCCACCATTCATTAATCCAGAACCATTCGATTTCCTCTCCTAGTTCTTCTTTGGCTTTATAGTTCTCATCTACAATTTTCTTCTGAAGTTCACCGTCCTCATCGTACCATGACTTCTCTCCTACTTTCCTCATTGACACCCATACAACTTTTACAACACGGACTTCTCCGTCATCATTGTATGCAGCAATATTCTGAGAAGCATAGTCATTGGTATCAATCAATGCTCCACCTTCCCACAACTGAGTCTCAGTATCGAGTTCTCCACCTACTTGAGTATAAGGATTCTGTACAGGAGTGTGCATATCCGGATAACTGATAAGACCAGCATTATCATTCCCACCGGAAATGTAACCCTTCTCGATTTTATCAATCTCATGAGGTTTCAACTCATCATAATAATTATCAATAACCCACCTAATAGGTTGATAGTTATCTTCGATTATAATGTCTGCATCTTCAATTTTGTAACTCTCGCCAGTACGAATCACCGTAAGAGAAAGAGGGTCGATTTTTCGTACAACTGGTTCTCCACCTACAACGTCTACATGGTACGCCTCTATCCCGGCTACCAGTGCATCCTCGAATCCCCTGTTGAATTTCATCTTCAGGTCTTGTTCTTTCCATAGGTAAGTAAGATATTGAGTAGCCCTGCGTTCACGTAGGTCTTGGACCTCGTACTTGCTCCACTTCTCAAGTTTCTGAATTTCTTCAGCTAATTTTTCCTCATCATAATTCTCGTCCTGAATGGCGGTCATAATGAGTTGATTCATAAGGTCTTTTTGCTGTTCTTCTTTTTTCGAGACAGCATCAGGATTGACAACCATAACTCTCCAATCAAAACGTCTCTTAGATTCTTCTCCAAGGAGTAAGTCTATTTTTGGATTCGCTATTGGATAGTTCTGCATTTTTGCAGGGAAGGTTGCTCCTTTGATTCCCCAAGGGTTAACTGCTTTTTCTACATCGGTTTCATCAAGGATGTCAGCACGAAGATTGTAGTTTACGATCATATCTCTTTTACTCTGGATAAGATCACCTTGTCTGTTATACGACATATCAATAGACGCTTCGATAACATCAACTACAAACTGCTTCTTTTTCTTGGCAGTTGCTTTCTTTTGATAAGGGAATTGACTTGTTCTTTTTAATGTGCTTCCTATACTCATAGTTTTTAACTTTGCAAAGTTTCCATAAAATTATTCATTTTTTCCGTCATTTAGCTTAATGAAGTCCATTATTTTCTTGTTGCTATAGCGATTACTTACCCCTCCTACGTGTCTCTCGAAGAATGGATCATCTGCAATCTGTTTCATTTCTTTAGTTCGAATGTGTGCTTTGAATTGCATACGGTCTTCTCTGTATATCATTAACATGATAAGAGCTGACATATCATCAAAGTTGTCATCACTGTTCCAAGCAATAGTTTCCTTCAAGAGAGGTATCGACCTAATTTTATCCAAGTTCGTCACCTCTGACTCTCCTTCTTCACCGTATGCTGTAGCACTCATCCACGATACAGACCTTTGTAGTCCGAATAGAATGACAGGCTGACTTGCATACGTACCTTTTGAGTTATTACCAATCGTATTAGCCTTACTAATTCCCTTGTCTTTCAGAATCTCTGGTTCATCACACAGTAAATGGAGATGTCCTTTATTGTAGAAATATCCGTACAGACCCTTTTTGTTACGTTCATAATTACCAACTGCATTGTAGAACTTCAAGATTCTTCTTACTGTCTCGAAAAATGTATCAGCACTTGGTCTACCTTTATAATGACAGACAATTCGATCTGTCAATAAATCCAACACTAAGATGGAACCAACTGAGTCAGTCGATGATCCATCATCGTCATACGGGTCAATTCCCGCAATGTATCGTCCGTAAGGCACTTCCCCGTCATACCCCTTCTGAGGCATTTCGTAAATCTCAATGAGTCCTTCCTTGTTATTATCCTTGATCGGGAACTCATGGAGAGGGATTCCTGTCGTATTGTACTCAAACTTAATGCGTTGCGCTACCGGATCAACAATCAGATTAGTGTTGTAGATACTATCTACGAATTTCTTTTTGTTT